CCGACGGCGACCGCTTTGAGGATTGATTGCCCCTCGGTCAGCGCCCGCAGCATGTCCAGGAACTCCAGCCCGAGCCCCACCGCCGCCTTGCCCAGCGACGCGAAGGCAGGGGCCACGTTGCCGCCCACCTCCACAGCGACCAGCGACCCGATGCTGACCAGCGCGTCAAGGGCTGCGTTTGCCTCTTTGATGCTTTGCAAAGTCGCCGCTGGCACCGCCGGGTAGATGTCCGAGCCGATGAGTCGGAAGCCCTCCAGAGAGGCAAGCGCGTCGTCCGCTGCAAGCGTCAGGGCTCCAAGCCCCACCACCATTCCCGCGATAGCCGCCACCCCGCCCACGGCAGCCGTGGTGAGCGCCACCACCCCGCCGATCACCGCCCCCTGCGGCGTCGCAAGCGCGAGCATACCGTCGGCAAGGTCGGCCACCGTCATCGCCATCGCGCCCATCGTGGGGGAGACTACCCCGAGGCCCTGCCCGAGCTTCCCGGCCTGTTGCCCTGCTCTGTCCAGCGAGTCGGAGAGGTCCAGGTCCAGCTTGCGGCTTGCGCGCCCGGCCTGATCTCCGAGGTCCGCAAGACCCGCACCGGCCTCCTCCAGCCCCCGGATTTTCAGAACATGTTGGATCAGGGCCATCGGTCAGATCTCCACTACTGCCATCGGTTGCGCCTTCTTTGCGGCTCTATACCTGTCCTCCTCCAGCGCGTCAAAGCAGATCGCGTCAAGCCGGAGATCCCAGAGGCTGCCCTTCAAGAGATCCGACGGTCGGCACCGCCACGCCCGCGCCATCTTTGCCAGCCACAAGGGCAGCTCGGACGCTGCGAAAGTAAATAGCGGCCTTCTGGCCTGCCTCCCCGCCCATACAGCGCCAGAGGGCCACGTCCGCCAGCCACGCGAAGTCGGCATGTCCGAGCATCGAAGCGAGATCCGCCAGCGCAAGCCGGGGGAGGTCGGTGGCCTCTTCCACCACCCGCACCTCTTCCAGCTCATCCCCCGGCGCGGCGATGGCCTGGACGGCCATCAGGAGCGCGCGACGTTGCAGCCTGGCAGAGCGGGCGCGGTTCTCCGGGTCTTCGGCCGCCACCTTGAACTGCCCCCGGATCTCCTCTGCCATTTCGGGCGGAATGGTCCCCGCCTCGATAGCCTGGATGCCCGCCGCAGCCGAGCGGGCCACAGAGACGTAGGCCCGCAGGTCGTCCGCCGTCTCCCCTGCCGCGAAGTCCGTGGGCACCAGCGCACGCAGCCGCACGCGCCAGCCGCCGGGGGTCGTGACGACCGCCGCATCTTCCGCAGCCTTGAGCCGGTCGCGAAGACTCACGACGCCACCGCCGAAGAGTCAGCGTTGACCAACACGACGGCGAGCCCGTGGTCTGTGTCGTCGCCGATGGATCGGAAAGTAAGCGACTGCTCGATAATCCCCATGCCGGAGATAGGGTCGCTGTAGTCCGTGATTTGCGCATTGTGCAGGGTGAAGGCCAGAGAGCGGGGGCTATCCGTGAACGTCAGCACGGCGTCGGAGGCTGTACCGGCGATGTGCGCAGCGTTGAGCGTGTTGCTGGTCCCGGCCACCACCACCTGAAGCGTGATCTCCTGAAAGTCGCTGAATACCGGCTCGGAGGAGGTGAGCGCCCCAAGCTCTTCCTGCGGTACAATCTTATTGTCAATCGTCAGCGTGAATGACTTCAGCTTGTAATCAACACTGTTGAAAGAAAGCTGCCCGCAGTGATGATGCTTGACCGGGAAGCGACTTGTAAGAGCCGTCATCGAAGGCGGCGTATCCCCGGTGCGGCTCGCGCTGGTCATACCAACGAAGTCCGCCGTTACCTTCATCGGCTCGCCGAAGTTCTGCGAAATGACCAGCCGGTTGATTTTGCACCCGGCGTGTACCTCGTCCGCCCCGGTGTTGCCACGCTCCACAGCCACGGTAAGCCCGTTGGGGAGCGCCGCAGAGAGCGCGTAGGTATGCGTGTAGGGGCCGCTGCCGGTGGTCGTTACGCCGCCGATAGCGTGCTTCAGCAACATCCCGAGCCCGCCGCCCGCGTAGTAGGCGTCAAGCTCCACAGAGCCGGTGGTGGTCTTCCGCACGTCGATCATACTGGTCGGGTTGCGCGTTGTGCCGCTCCCGAGCAGGTGCTTCAGCGTGTCAGACTCGCGCTTCTGCGCGAAGTCCACCGAGAGCACCGGAACGGCGATGGTCCGGGATACCGGCGTCCCTGCCGTGCTCTCCTCACCGAAAGAAGCCTTCGAACCAAGCCCATAGTTTGGCATCTGCTACTCCGCTACGTTTTTGACCACCACCTCCACCCGCTTTTCGGCCGTCTGACCGGCTGCCTGGGTGGGGTAGGTCGTCGTAAGTGTTGCAACCAGGGTATAGTCAACGGCGGTAGTCCCCGCCTTGACGAGAACCCGGAAATACCGGCCGCCAACGAAGCGGACGAGGGTGGCGTCCACCATTGACGCCTGTGCAGAGGCGCCACTGTAGATCGCATAGGTGACCAGCCTGGCCTCTTCCCACTCGGGATGCTTGTTGCCCGCGCTGCCGACCGGCGCCGATGCCGTGTGCAGGAAGGAACCGAGGTCAAACCACAGCCATTTCTGTTCGCCGGAGCCTTTGGTAAACTGCTCCTCTGGATTCGTCGCCCCCGGCCGCTCCGGCCGCCACGGGATGATCCGGCCCTTGGGGGAGCCGAGGTCGATGTAGCCGTTGCGGGGGGAGCTGGTGGCGGGCGATCCGGCTGCCGAGCTTGCCCCGGACATGCCGTAGTACAGAAAAAGCTGCTCCACGCCGCTCCCCGCCGTGTACGCGCCGATGCGGATGGTTCCGGTGCGGTTGGTCTTGGAAAAGCCAGAGAGGTCGTAGGTAAGCACCGTGACGCCATCGGCGTCGGTCACCCGCAGTTCGTTGCCGGAGGTGTCAATCTCGCTCCAGAAGTCGTCAAGCTGGGCTGGGATGGTCACCGAGTAGTTGGCGCTCGCCCCGTTACCGTCCAGGGAGATCGAGACGCGCCGGGTGGGGGTGTAGCCCCCGCTGCTGTACCACATCAGATTCCCCCGTCCAGGTTGTCGAGATAGTAGCTTACTTCCACGCTTCCGACCACATAGAACAGCCCGGAAAGCCCGGCATCTTCGACCGCTGCAAAGTTCACGTCGGGCTGGTTGGTAGCGATGGCCCGCACTTCGGCGGAGGCATGAATCGCCCGGACCGCCTGATCCATCGCCTCCAGAGCCGAATCCTCCCGCTCCGCAAGGCTATCCCCCGTGGGCTGCGGGACAATGTAGAGGTCGATCAGGATCCGCTGCTCGTGGCTGGTCAGCTCCGGGCCGTTGGTGCTGGCCACCGTGCCGAGCCGCACGCGCCCATAGGGGGCGGGGAGGTCCGTGGCAGGTAGCCCCCGCTCTGCGTTGCCGCCCGTGGCAGGACAGGCCCGCAGAGCCGCCGCAACGGCCTCCAGCAGCCTTGACGCCGTGGTGCTCACGTCGGCACGTTGAGGGCAAGGGTCGCCGTCAGGGTGTCCGCCAGCCGGGGCACAAGCGCAGCCGATGCCTCCTCCAGCGCGGGCCGCAGGTAGGGCCGGGCGGGGATGTCTACACGCTTGCGCAGCACATACCAGGGCGTGCCGTCAGGCTTGACCAGCAGCAGATTCCCGCGCTTGCTTTGGGCGACGTGGAGATCCGGCACATCGCGCGGCGTCTTATAGCGGCTCACCCCCGCCGGGGTGCGGGCGATGGGGAGCGGGATAGCGAGGAACTTACGCTTTACCGGCCGGATCGTCCCGCCCAGTTCGTGGATCCTCGCATAGACCACCTCGCTCGATCCGCCCTCCCTGCCGCCGCCCGCTGACAGCTTCAGATCCAGGCCGCCGTCCTTCCCCGGCTCCACCAGCGAGCGGATCGACGCCCGCAGCCGTCCAGATCGCACGTGGAGGAGGGTGGTGGCGTTGCGCTTGGCGCCCGCTTCTGCCCGTAGTGCCGCCGTTGCAAGGTCTTTGCGCAGCGCCACCGTCAACGCGCGGGCCGATGCCGATAGCTGATCCGCAAACTGCGCCGGGGTCATAGTCCGAGCCCGAATGTGATGGGGAGTCGGTGGGCATCGAGGATTACCCTTGCCTCTTCCGGGATGATGTGTCCATCCCGAAGTGTGATGTTCTCGCCGCCGCGCGTCAGGTTGGATCGACCCTGCGTGGTGGGGCTGTCCAGCAGTGAGCGGACCACGATCCGGGCTGCGGCTTTCAGCCAGGCCGGAGGCTGCGAATAGCCTGCTACAACCGTGGCTTTGATATTCGCCCGCCCGGTGTTCCATTCGCCGTGCGTTGACGTGGTGGACAGCTTGACCGTTGCGGTATTCTCGTCGTCGATACTGTAATCCGCCGAAGATACCAGCGTGGTAGCCGGAAAATCGCGGTCCGGGTCGTCGTAGATGCTGGTGATGCTGACCAGCGGTTGCACCGGCAGCCGCAGCCACCGGCCGCACGCTGTGCCGGGGAGCGGGACATCGCCCGTCACCCCGTCGCAGCGCACGGTGTAGGTTGCCTCTTCCGCCGTCACCAGCCCGTCAGAGGAGGCAGGATACCCGAGGTAGGAGGCGACCAGTTGCCCGGCCGCCTCGATTGCCCGCGTCAGGCGCGCGTCGTCGCCACCGGTTGCCCCGGATAGCTGGTCGCGCGCTTCGGCGAGCGTCAGGAGCATCAGACGCCTTCACGGATCTTGAAGACGCGCGCCTGAACCTCGTAGTTGTAGGCAGGACCGGTTCCGGCTTTGGTGACCGCAAAGGTCAACTTGCCGCCGCTCGGGATTTCCAGGGCCTTGCCCACGCCGTCAGAGCCCATCGTCATGGCCACCGAAGTCCCGGCGGTCATGGCGGCCCCGCCGGAGCTGTTGGTGGTGTGCGTCGCAAGCGTGGTGCTGCCGTCATTGGCGGTCAGCGTGCCGGTGATGTAGTTGCTCGCGTGGGTTGCGACGGTGGTATTCGGGCACAGAAGGACCGCCTCGACAGCGACCTTGTAGCCGAAGGGGTTGAAAAGGTACTTGGTATCGGTCGCATCGGTACCGAATACCAGGCATTTGATGTATTCTTTTGTTTCGCCAGCGGACATAAAACGCTCCAGTGTGGGGGCTTGCGCCCCCGGAAAGGGTCAGATCAGAGCCACTTGTAGCCGAAGGCCACGTTCTTCGCCGAATCCGAAGCGGTAGAGGCGAAGGTGACGCGGCGGGTACCCACAAGCTCGTAGGTCTGGCTGCCGATCTCCTTCTCCATCTCCACCATCGAGCCCCGGCGCTCAAAGACCGCGAAGTCCTCGGGACACACGGCGAGCACGCCGGAGTAGGATCCGGTGTTCGTGAAGAGGCCGGTGGTGGCAAGATCCGCGCTCACGAAGCGGGAAAGGATGATGTCCATGCCGGAGACGCGGGCCACGTTGCCGGTGAGCAGGGAGGCAAGGGCGCCCACCTTGTCCACGGTCAGCAGGTTGGAATCCGTCATGATCTTCTTGAAGAAGACTTCGGGGGAGGTGATGATCTTGGTTCCCACGTTGCCGCGCTCACCGAGGCGGCCCACCAGCTCCTCCAGGATCTTCGCGATGGTCTGCCCGGAGGACTGATCCACGGTGTTGGTCTTGTCCACTGCCAAACGCCGCAGCCCCTTGAAGCCGCGCCGGTGGTCGGCAGAGCCTCCCAGACCGGTGGTGGTGCCAGCGGGAGCCCAGCGATTGCGGATGTTCCACAGCGCGATAGCGTCCTGGTGGGTGGCGGTGCTGTCACCGTTGATCAGCCCGTCCTCGAAGCCGTCGGCAAGCGCCCGCGCGAGGCGGCGCTGCATCTCGGGAATCACCGGGATGATGCTGTCTTCGGTCGCGCCCACGTCCAGAAGCATCCGCACCGCCAGCATGATCGCGGCGACGGTGGCATTTGCCGTGGTGGGGGTGCTCGCCGGGATGGCGGTCGGGATATCCGTGGTCTGGGAGCCCCCCAGGTAGGGCCGGGTCACGTCGGAGATCCGGGGCATGATCCAGGTACCGTCAAGCTGGATGCGCTGGAAGATGGATTCTACCGAGGAGGGCAGGTAGAAATCCTCGTAGAGCTGGGTGGCCCAGTTGTCAGGGATCCACTCGGCACCGGAGCCGCTGGTGTCGCTGAAAGCCTTCTCGACACCGGCGCGGATCGAATCCGGGGCACGGGCAGCCAGGGAAAGGATCTTGCTGTCCAGCGTGGGGGTGCGGGCCGCCACGGTGCCGCGCCGCTCGCCGACCAGGAACATGCGGGCGAGGGACCGCTTCTGGATGGCGCTGCGGAACTCCTTCGACCACTCATCCGAGGGGGCGGAGTCCAGCAGGCCGGGGATCTCGATCTCCACCGGGCGCCCGGCGAAGGTGCGCTTTTCGACCACGGTGGTCATCGCCACGGAGCCGTCGGAGCGCAGGTGCTTCCGCAGGTCGTCGCCGGTCACCCGGTCGGCCTGCCGCACCTGACGCTCGGCGAAGTTGCGTTCCTGCTCGCGCTGGAGGAGGTCCACCATCTTCGATACATTTTCGGCGTTGAGCCCGGCCTTTTGGGCCTGCTGAAACTCGCGCAGCAGATTGCTGGCGACATCCTGGGTCATGGTTTCCATTTTCTACCTCGGGAGAGAGTCGAACCAGCCCTTCGGCTGTTCGGGGTTGGGAAGGGTGGCAGGCTCGGCTAACTCCCGTGCCACTTTGTCACGGGATAGCACGCGCTGTGCCACATTGTCAACGATAGCGGGGAGCACTTTTTGCAGAGCGCTTTCCAGAGCGGCGGAGAGGTCACCGGCAGCCGGGGCGGCGGAGAGCTTCAGGGCTTCTGCGTTCGCCGGGATGGCCACGATGGACACCTCAAGAAGCAGGTTCTTCCGGTGAACGTAGCCGTAGCCGTCCTTCTGGTAGGCCGGATCTTCCGGGGGCAGCGAGGACCGCCGCACGGGGTCGAGGCTCTGAAAGCCCACAGAAACGGCGGACAGGATACCGGCCTCCACATCGGCCTTGATCTCCTGTGCGCGCGCCCGGCTGCTCCACTGTTCAATCGCAAGGTGCAGCGCGGGCTTTCCGTCGGGTCCGTCGTCCATGAACGCGCGGCCCCTGGCGATGGTGGAATCCACCGAATAGCTGTGGTCCGCCTGTACGACCGGATTGGCGTTGTACCGTGATAAATCCCAGTCCTGCACCACGATGTCGTCGTAGCTGTCCACGGCAGCGGTAGAGGCGATAAAAACCACCTCCTCCATCGGTTGCCCATCTTCGGCCTTGACCGTCCGCTTTACGCGGGAAAACTGGATGCTGCGGGTGATAGGTTCCATTCAGTCCACCACTGGAAGGGTTGTACAGCGGCAGTTGCAGACCAACGCCGCCTCGTCGAAATCGCCCGGACCACTCGCCTTTTTCCCGGCGTAGGGTCCGCTTTCAATCGTAAACGTGCCGCCGAGGTTGATGATCTGGCCGTCAAGCTCGCGGTGCTCATCCCGGACCTCGGAGTCACGGGCAGATAGCCACTCCATGCGGATCGTGATGCCGGTATCTGTTGCGACCGTTTGCCATGCCGCTTGCGACCCGGCATTGACGCTGCGGGTCGTCTCGGTGCGGGCGATACGCAGCGAGCGCATCGGTGAGAAGCCGCTTGCGGCCTGGATCCTGGCCTGCATATCGTTGACCGAGAGCCCTTCGCGGATGCCGTCCGAAATCAGGACCGAGAGCATGTCAGCCGTAGCGCCGTTTACGTTCTTGACCATCACCGCCATAAGCTGCGCAGCCACCGGATCCACGCGGTCAACGGCGAGGGTGGCCCCCACCTGTGCAGCAGCGCGGGCATAGGCCGCACGCACCCCGCGCCGGTAGCTTTCCTTGGTCGCCTCCCCGAGCATGTCCTGCGTGGACTGCGGGAAGATGTAGGCCACGATTTGCGCAACAAGCTGGTCTATTGCGTCGCGACGCACCGACCGCTCTTCCGGCGAGGGCCACACGTCGTCCAGCCGGCCATTGACCGACGCCCGCTGTAGCCGCAGCGCAGCGAGGGATGCACGGGCGAGGCTCGCCTCTTGGGGGGTGTGGACCTCGTCCAGCCAGCCCCGCCACGTCAGCGTGCGGTCGGCTTCCCGCAGGTCCGCCTTCAGGGTGGCGATCTTCTCTTGGATCCGCTCCATGCCGAGCTGCCCGACAACGCCCCACTTCAGCCACGCGACGACGCCGCCGATGTTTGAAAGCGTAGGATGTTCCGGGCTGTCTCCCATGAACATATCGGCGTCCTCGTAGTGCCGCGCCGCCCACGCTTCGCGCTCTTTCAGCCAGGCCAACACCCCTTCCGAGCGGTCGCCGTCCTGGTACTTTGTCCAGTACTCAAACGCCTCGTTGCCCCGGATATTCCCGCCTGCTTCCCAGATTTTCGGCCAGTTGTCGCGGATGTCCAGGACGAAGGGATAGGGCGGGCGCTCATAGTCCGACTGCTCCAGCCTGGGATCCTCGGGGTCCAGCGCACGCGCCTCCGGCTTGGGCGCGTCCAGCCGGATAACCGGACGGTTGCCCCACCACTCCCCGAAGCTGCGGCTCTTGGCAGGCTCGGCAGCCGGGGCGGGTGCGGGCACCGTCTCCCCGACCGGCGCGTCGTCGAAGCCCTCATAGACAGCGGCTTCGGCCGGATCGGCGCCCAACATGACCCAGCCGGTCACGCGGTTGAGGCGTTCGCTGCGGCTGGTCTGAAGGGCGGGAACGCCGCTGAAGTCGTGTTGAATGCGCAAGCCCACGCCCCATGCTGCCGCCACATCGGAGAGCGCCGCGTCCAGAATCGCGGCGATGCTCTGGAGGTTGCTCCAATATACCTGATCCTGCTGTTGCGACGTGGCATAGTTGGCGGTCGGCAGCCCCACCCGCGTAGGGGGCACCCCGAACGCAGCCAACACCGTCTCACGGGTCAGGGTGCGCTGTTGGGTGAACTCCATATCACGCAGGGAGTAGGTCGGGAATTGCACCTCAAAGCCGACCGGCAGCGCCATCGCCGCGCGGTTCTCGCTCGCGACGCGCGCATAGGCATCCACCACCATCTTGCCCTGCTCGGGAGTCAGGCCGCGCTCTTTGGGCGCGAAGATAGCGGCGGGGCGGCCCTGTTTGGCCTGGGATGCCGAGAGCTTCGATGCGGCCTGATCTGCCGTCAGGTCGTTGGAAAGCGCCCGGATCAGCCCCTCGCCGTAGAGCGACTGCGTGCCGCTTTCCCAGTTTGGAAGCCGGATGTGAATGATGAGGCTCGGAGCGTACAGCACCGGAGATCCACCGTGCGGCGTGTGCTCGTAGGCCGCCGGGTAGCCGTGGCTGTCCGCCACAATCCGCACGCTGTCCGGGTGGAGGAGGATCAAGCTGGTCGGCTTCTCCGGCTTGGCGCCCACCCGTAGGATGTAGGCGTTACCGCTCGGGAGAAGGTAGGTAAGAAGCTGCCTCTCCCAGAGGTTGCGGGACATCCCCACCTGCGGGCGCATCAGAAGGCGGCGGAGATCCGGCGGCCACTGCGCGCGCTGTGCCTCCTCTTCCTCCCCCTCCACCAGCCGCAGCGGGAGCCGGGCCATGTCCTGCCCGATGGCGTCCAGGCAGGCGCGTACCCAGGGGAAGGCGGCAAGCGAGGCCATCGAAGCGACCGGGGAGAAGCCTGGGGCCTCTGCGACGGCTGCACCGGCCACGATGATCGTAGGCTGCTCCGCCGTGGTCCGTAGTCCGACTGCCCGTAGTGCGCTTTGCCACCAGCCCATGTGTGCAGGCTACCCGTGCCGTGCCATTCTGTCAAGCGCCGACGGCATCCGCTGACAGATTGTCAGTGAGTCACAGCAGCCTGCGATGGTCGGGTGCGCTGAACTCCCCCACGCGCCCGCGTGGCCCCCACATCCCGCGCGGGCTCCACTCCGGCCGGAGCGGCGCGACGTGACAGCGGGCGCATACGGTAGCGCATCGGGCAGGGATGCCGCGTAGCAGGCGGCGGAGGCGCGGGGTCATCAGCACCCGTCCGCAGCGACGGACGCCGCCTGACCCGCAGCGGCGCCGATGATGCGCCCGGCGTCGGTGGGGGTGGTGGCTTTGTGAAGACAGGAGAGGAGGATGAAGAGCAGCATGGCATCCCTGTGCGCTTCAGGATTGTAACATCCTATGACGGGTCCAGCCACAACACCCGCAGCGTGCCCACATCCGGGCAGGTGGTATACAGCCACCGCCCCGCACTCCACTCCACCGGCCCGCACTCACCGGCGGGGCTGCACCACGTCACCGCCAGGGGCTCGCCGACCAGCGGTAGCCACATCACCGCATAGCCGGGGCAGTCGTGAGCCGTCGCGAAGGTTGGGAGGGCGGTGTCTTCGGGGCAGGGAAGGACCGCGTATTCGGAGCAGGCGAGGAGTAGAAAGATAGTCATATTGCCACAAAGAACCCTGTGTTTGACGTGCTCAACCACGCGAAAAACTGCGACTCCGCATCGACCTGGTCATCGTTCGCCGCACCAGCCAGAAAGCCCAGATGCTCCGTCACAAAGTCGTGCATCCATGGCGCGCTTTCCGGGAAAAAGACCTGCTCTGCGGCGTAGCGGGGCAACGTGTGGACCTCCACCCGCACCCGCTTGTCGTGGCTGCCCGGATCCCAGCCGACTATTCCCGGCATGGTGGGGCGTAGCTCGTCCACCAGAGCGCTGCCGTTGGCCTTGTCCTCGACAATAATGGCGCTTGCAGCTGCATGTTTCGCGCGGAAGTCTATCAGGGCCGCCTTGGTTTCGGGGTAGGACATGCGCCCGCGCCGCTGGTCGATCAGGTAGCAGATCGCCCCCTTCCAGCCCCAACACTGCATCACTACAAAGTCGCTTGTATCCTTGCCTTTGAAGGTGCAGTCCACCGTGATGGCCTGCCCGTCCAGCGGCGGGAGGGCGCTGTAGCGTCGGGCGAAGTGGTCAGCGCGGAAGATGCCGCCTTCTTCCGGCACGGGCTGCTGCTGGTAGACCGACGCCCACCGCCACGGGGTAGAGGAGGCTTTGCGCTCCAGCATGGTGCCGAGGCTGAACCGCTCCACAGAAAGGGGCTCACCCGCCCGGCGTAGCAGGGTGTTGCCGTCGTATTCGTCTTCGGTGGCGATGGCGGGGTAGCGGATCACCTTCCACGGGAGCACGCCGGGAAGGCGGCTTTGCGCGAGGTGGTACCCGGTCGGGTCGTTGATGGCCCATCGGGTGCTCACGATCAGGACTCCGCTACCCTCTTGGAGCCGCGCATATGCTGCCGTTTCGTACCAGCTCGTATAAGCGCGCATTGTAGCTGGTGACTTCGCCTCCTCCTCATCCTTCATCGGGTCGTCTATGAGCAGAACGTGGGCGGGCATACCCGAGATCCCGCCTCCTCTGCCGACCGCACGCACCGATCCGCCGCCGCTGACCTGCCACATATCCGATGTCCAGGTCTGCCCGGCAGCAAGAGCGGGCCACCACATCGCCGCCTCCTCTGCGGCGCGACGGGCTTCCAGGGACATGCGGACGGCCAGATCGGCGCTGTAGCTGGCCAGGATGATGTGGTGGGCGGGGTTCCTCCCCAGGTACCACGGCACGAAAGACCGGCTGCATAGTTCGCTCTTGCCGTGTTGCGGCGGCACGTTGACGATCAGGCGGGGAGAGCGTTGGGCCCGGCAGTCCGCCTCAAATTGCTCCAGCGTGCGGGCAAGGTGGCGATGGAACCAGCCCGCTTGAAAGCGCGGATTCCGTAACTGTGCGAAGGGGAGCAGGCCACCGCGCGCCTCGGCTTGCGCCTGCTTCCGTCGCGCCTCTTCCGCCCGCCGCTCCCGCTCCGCCTCGATCCGCTCGAACTCCAGAAGCTCGGCG